ATTAGTTTTTAAATTAAGAAAAGCATTGCAAGAATATACTTCTGAAGATTATTTACTACTTACAGGAGATCCTGCAATAATAGGCGTAGCATGCTCAATTGTTTCTGATATAACTAACGGAAAATATAATTTATTAAAATGGGACAAACAAGAAAGAAGGTATTATCCAATTGAGATTGACTTATACCAAAAAATTTCAGACGACACTTGACAAACGTAATTTAAGGGATTATGTAGTCCCTAACTCTAACAGAAAGATATATTATGAGTAAAATAAATTTTGAAGAAGATAGAACAGAATCTTTAAAAGCAGTTGCAGATCCAAATTCTTTATCTGAAAAAGTTATGGAGTTAAAAGATTTAGAAGATGAGATTGCAAATGCAGAAGAATCTGTAAAAAAATTAAAAGAGAAAGCTAAGATAATTTCTCAAATTGAAATTCCACAAATGATGGAAACAATGAATATTAAAAAATTAAAGCTAAAAGATGGTGAGTCTGTAGAAGTTGGAAAATTTTACAGCGCATCAATTCCTCCTGAAAAACAGGCGGGAGCTTTTCAATGGCTTCGCGACAACGGACTAGGTGATATTATTAGAAATAATATTACTGTTACCTTTGGAACCGGCGAAGATAACAAGGCGTCACAATATGCGACCCTTGCACGAGGTCAAGGATTCGAACCTGTCCAGAAGGTTGCTGTAAATCCTCAGACACTCAAGGCTACGCTTAGAGAGCGAGTCGAATCTGGATTAGATTTGCCTTCTGAGCACTTTAATACGTTTGTAGGTAACCAGACGAAAATTAAAAGGAGATAATAAGCGATGACAAGTGAAACGCAAAAACAAGCAGTAGAAAAAAAGTCGAGCGGTGCAGTTGCAAATATGTTTGAAGCTGACTCGTTCGCAGGCTTACAGAATGTTAAGAGTGAAAGTGTTGCTCTTCCTATTCTGAAGTTGTTACAGAACGGATCTGGCGAAGCACAGAAGCGTAATCAAAATTACGTAGAAGGTGCAGAACCAGGAATGTTTCTGAATACAGTAACGAAAAAACTGTATGATGGTGACAAAGGTATTATGGTTGTGCCTTGTTACTATAAGTTAGAGTACCAAGAGTGGGCTGATTATGGCACTGGATCTGGTAGACCAGAAAACATCTTTCCAGATGATTCTGACATTCTAACTAAGACAGAGAAAGACGGCATGGGTAAAGATAGATTACCAAACGGTAACTACATCTTAACTGTAGGGCAACACTATGTTCTCATCCTTTCAGACAATGGTGGTGCTGAAACTGCTTTAATTTCTTTGAGTTCATCTCAAGGAAAGATTAGTAGAAAGTGGAACTCAATGATGATGGGTATCACTATGCAGGGAAAAGATGGACCTTTTACTCCGGCATCTTTTAGCCATATTTATAAGCTAAACTCCGTACTTAACAGTGGTAAGGGTAATCAATGGTATGGTTACAATGTATCACTTGTGGGACCCGTAGAAGACGCAAGTCTTTATGCGAGAGCAAAAAAGTTTCACACTAGTATAGATAGTAAATAAAAATATAGGGGGCGCAAAGGGTGGTTTGAGTCCATCGCGCCCCCAACACATAAAGGGACAATATGAAATTTAGAGAGATATTTGATGGTTTACAATCAGCGTATGGCCAGACAGTAAAGACAGGTGAGATCCGAACGAGAGACGGGAAACACGAGACTAAAAATAATATTATAAGAGCGCAGCCACATGATATTTTATATCAAAAACATTTAAATGGTGAAGAACCAGCACTTGGTATTATACCTTTAAATGAAGACAATAAATGTAAATGGGGTTGTGTTGATATTGATCAATACGATTTAGACCATAAACAAATTATAGAAAAAACAAAAGATTTACCAACACAATTATTTAGATCGAAATCAGGTGGAGGGCATTTATTTTTATTTACTCATGTATGGGTGCCTGCATCCTTAATGAGACAAAAATTAAAAATGATTGCAGCACATATTGGACATGGTGGTGCAGAGATATATCCAAAACAAGATCAAAGAAAGTCAGAAAAAAGTGTAGGTAATTATCTAAACCTTCCATATTTTGGTGGAGATATTACGACAAGGTATGCATTTACAGAAGATGCAAAATCTATGGAACTAAAAGAATTTTATGATGTGTATGATAAGATTGCGTTATCAGAAGAACAATTAAAAGATTTAGTTGTGGCTTCTGTAAAGAAGGGTAAAGAACAAAAAGAAACCAATGTTGACTTTGAAGGCATCCCACCTTGCCTAAGAACTATGTTGACTAATAAAATTGGAACCGGTCATCGTAATGATGGTATGTTTCATCTAGGTGTTTATCTTAAAAAAAGATTTGAAAAAAATTGGAAGACTAAGATGCTTTTGTATAATACAAATTATTTTAATCCTCCAATGGATGATGCTGAAGTAGATGCAGTAGCAACTTCTATAGAGAAAGAAGATTATAAATACAAATGTAAACAAGAACCTATGCATAGTCATTGTGATCCAATGGCCTGCTCTATGGTCAAATTTGGTGTGGGTGATGGAGATTTACCTGGAATCATGCCAGGATCAATTGAGAAGTATGAATCAGACCCGCCTATTTATGTCGTATCTATTGATGGCGATCAAGTTGAATGTGATGACGAGACACTTTGGAATCCAGATAAGTTTGGTATGGCATGTATGAATCAGACTCAAAAGATTATGGATCCAATTGGTAAACTATTATGGAGAAAGCAACTTAAAAAATTATTTCAAGATATTCAAGAAGTTCCAACACCTGATTCAGCTAAATTAGATGTACAATTAAAAGAATCTTTTCAAATTTATGTTAACTTCGCTAAAGCAAAAAAAATAGAAGAAGTTAGAAGAGGTAAAGTATTTACTGAGAATGGTAAGACAACATTTAAATTTTTAGAGTTTTACGGTTGGTTAACAAAGAATGGTTGGGATACTAGAAGACATCCAAAAATAAAAACACAGAAATTATTTATGGACATATACAAAGGTGTAGAAGAGCAGCCAAAGATTAATAGTGTTACAACACGTGTGATTATAATTGATGAAGTACAGATATTAAAAGCTGCACCATCACAAAATAAAAAACAAAAATCAAATATAGAACCAGGGCAAGATGAAACGAATTAAAATTATAGGGCCTCCAGGAACTGGAAAAACATATACTTTAGTTAACAAGTATCTTCGAAAAGAAATAGAAGAATATAAAACACCGCAAGAAAAAATACTTTATGTGGGTTTTAGTAATGCAACGGTAGACGAAGCAAAAAAAAGAATTAATCAAGTTTTTCCAGGTAATAAAATTATTATAAAAACGCTACACTCGTTTGGTAAATCATATCTTAAGCATGTATTAGAACAAGATGGTTTATTAAATAGTCAAAAATCTTGGCAACAGTTTCAAAATCTTCGTAACTGGGGTCATATAAATTTTTCATCTGAATTTGATCAAGACGCTAACGCAACTAGATTTCAAGACTGGAGATTAAAAACTATTGAGTATGCAAAAAATAAAAAATGGGGTTTTGAACAATTGTCTGATGCTATTTTTGATTTAGGATATCAAAATCGAATGAATAACATAGAAGAGTTAGAGCAGTTATGGATGGACATAGAAAATTATAAAAAAGATTATAAGAAACACGAATTTTCAGACATGATAAAAAAGTTTGTTGAGGAAGAATGCTCTCCGTCCCTTGAGTGCATCTTTCTTGATGAAGCACAAGATCTGAATCCCCTGGAATGGAGTATGGTAGAGCACCTGGAAGAACTAGAGACAGTTGCTAGATCATATGTTGCAGGGGATGATGATCAAGCCATCTATGCGTTTAAAGGTGGTGAAGCTTCAACATTTATTCATTTAGAAGGTGAAGTAGATGCACAAGTAAAGTCGAATCGAGTACCGAGAAGCGTGCATCGAGAGGCTTTGAAAGTATTGGGACAGATATCTGAACGAATACCAAAACTTTGGAAGCCACGTGATGAAGAAGGCGAAGTGCATCACAATCACAGATTAGAAGATATTAATTTTGATAAAGAAGAATGGTTGATTATGACAAGAAAAAATAGTCAGCAGGGCGAAATTATAAAATATTTAGAGTATGATGGTCAATACATAGATTCACCTAAAGCAAAATTATTACCTTCTATCATATTAAAATGTTGGAGAACTTGGGATCTTTTAAATAAAGGTGAGGCTGTAGAAATAGAAGATATCAAACGAATGTATCGTTATGTAATGGGTGTTGACGGAGGACAAATACGAAAAAAAACAAAAACAGATAAACAAAGTTTTAAAGATCTTTCTAGATTTGATGCTTATGAATATTTAACTTTATATGACTTAAGAAAAGATCATGGTTTATTGATTCAAGGAGATTGGAGACAATTAAAATTAGATGAGGGTACTGTTTTACATATTGAAACTTTATTAGATAAAGGTGAAGATTTACATGCGGATCCTAGAATACGAGTTTCAACAATTCACAAAATGAAAGGTGGTGAAGCAGATAACGTAATTCTTTTTACTGATATGACTGAATTTATATTTAATCAAACTAGTAAGAGAAAATCTACTCGAGATACAGAACATCGAGTATGGTTTGTTGCAATTACACGAGCAAAGAAAACTTTGTATTATATGCAGCAAGAAAACGATAACCAATATGTACCAGGAAAGGACATAATATGACAGATAAAAGTATGTTTGAACAAGCATTTTATCCAAAAAATGCAAAAGACAGGCAAGAAGGTGGGGATCACTATAAAATAAAAATACAGCCGTTTGATTTTATCATGAGCAACAATCTTAATTTTTTTCAAGGAAATGTAATCAAATATGTTGTAAGATATTTGAAAAAGAATAAAATAGAAGATCTAAATAAAATTATTCATTATTGTGAATTAGAAATAGATAGACTGAGAAAGGAATGGGATGACTAATGGAGATGTTTGAGATAGAAGAACCTATGTGGACGCCTCCTGAAACTTTTCCTGATTTAACAAAGTTTAAATACGTTGCGATTGACTTAGAGACGAAAGATCCTGAACTAACAAAAAAAGGATCCGGTGCAATACGTGGTGTGGGTAATATCATTGGTGTTGCAGTTGCAGTAGATGAAGGAACTCAGTACTCTCATTATTATCCTTGCGCGCATGAAGAAGGTCAATCAGATAATATTGACCCTAAAATAGTTTTACGTTGGATTAAAAAAGTTTGTGAAAGTGAAAGCACTACAAAAATATTTCACAATGCCATGTATGATGTTAGTTGGTTAAAAGCAGAAAGTAAAAGAATTTTAGGTGAAGACATAATTTTTAAAGGTCCTATTATTGATACCATGGTTATGATTTCTATCATTGATGAGAATAGATTTTCTTATTCGCTTAACTCTGTTGCCTATAATTATCTTGGAAAAGTAAAAGATGAAACACTTTTAAAGAAAGAAGCTGAGAGCAGAAAAATAGATGCTAAATCTGAAATGTATAAACTAGCACCAAAATTTGTTGGCCCGTATGCAATTAAAGATGCCGAAATTACTCTAGAACTTTATTACAAATTAAAAAAAATTATTGATGATCAAAGATTAAATAAAGTATTCAAATTAGAAACAGATTTGTTTCCGTGTTTAATTGATATGAAATTTAAAGGCGTTCGTGTCGACGTCGAAAAAGCGAACTTGTTGCAGCAAGAATTACATTCCCAAGAAATAAAATTGTTGAGAGAGATAGAAAAACAAACAGGAATAGAAGTTGATATATGGGCAGCCAGATCCATAGCAAAAGTTTTTGAACATCCTTCAGTAAACGTAAAATATAATCGTACTGCAAAATCAAATGCTCCTTCCTTTACAAAAAGTTTTTTAGCTGAAAAAGCTAAAGAGTATCCTTTGATTGCTAACATAGCAAAAGCAAGAGAACTCAGCAAGATGTCTTCTACTTTTATTAAAGGAATCATGTCACACGAACATGGGGGTAGGATTCATGCAGATATTAATCCAATACGATCAGACACAGGTGGCACTGTAACAGGTAGATTTAGTTATGCGAATCCAAACTTACAGCAAATGCCGATACGAAATCCAGAATTAGGCGCTAAAATCAGAGGCTTATTCTTACCTGAAAGAGATATGCTGTGGGGATCATTTGACTATTCACAACAAGAACCGAGACTCGTTGTTCACTACGCTGCATCTAACGAAGACATTGTAGCGGATGCGCCACAAATAAATGAAATTGTAGAACAATTTAAAGATGACTCTGTAGACTTTCACCAACTTGTTGCAGACATGGCAGGTATTGACCGTAAACAAGCAAAGACAATTAATCTAGGTTTGTTCTACGGCATGGGTAAAGCAAAGTTACAAAAAGAATTAAATTTAGATGAAGATGCTGCGTATGATTTATTTGATCAGTATCACGAACGTGTTCCGTTTGTAAAAGCTTTGATGGATGAATGTATTAGAGTCTCAGGAAAGTTTGGAGAAATAGAGACGATTGGGGGTAGACGTTGTCGTTTTGATCGTTGGCAAAAAAATGAATTTGTAAAAGGACAGTTACCTAAACTAGGTACAAGATCAGAAATTATTGAGCTTTATTTAAAAGATTATGTCGATAAATATCCTAAAGTAATTGAAGACGAAAAAAAATATTCACAAATATTAAGTGATTTACATTCGCCTGATCCTAAAAGAATTAAACGTGCAATGACCTACAAAGCTTTGAATAAACTTATTCAAGGTTCTGCTGCGGACATGACCAAGCAGGCGATGCTCGATTTATATAACGAGGGTATTGTTCCACATATTCAGATTCATGATGAATTAGACATATCCGTGAGTGACGAGAAGCAGGGAGCGAGGGTCAAAGAAATTATGGAAAATGTTAGACCTGGAGGAATAAAAATGGTAATACCAAATAAAGTTGACGCCGAGTATGGAAATACTTGGGGAGAGATAAAAGGATGATAATTTGGACAAGTTGGAGAAATAAAATATGGCATATCTTAACGCAAACACTCCCCCGATCTATTGCAAGATTAGGACGGAGTATTTATACGACATGGATCAAGGAAGAAAAGGCGAGCGAGATTGTGTTATCTT